ACTATGAACAGTGAATTAACATCTAATGAGCCTGATTTAGCTGTCCGTACAGACGAGTACGATTCCCAAGAAGATTCTATACAGAATGACGAAAATCATATAAAGGAAGTTGAAATAACCGAAAGTTCTTCGGAGGAAGAACTGGGCGTAGATACAACCATAGAAGAAACCGAAGAAAAAGAAGAAAAGAATTACATTGAAGTTAAGTCTGAATTAAAGGCAGAAGCTGAAGATGGAATCTTTGAAGGTTATGGTTCTGTATTCAACAACACTGACTTAGGAAATGACGTCATTAAAAGCGGAGCATTTACTAAGAGCCTTGATGAAAGAGGTCACAAAGGTGTAAAACTTCTCTATCAACATAAGTCCGATATGCCAATAGGCGTATTTGATGAAATCAGGGAAGATTCTCATGGACTATATGTTAAAGGCAGACTTGCTCTAGGAACTACAGCAGGTAAAGATGCCTACGAATTATTAAAGATGGGTGCTCTTGATGGTCTAAGCATAGGCTTTAGAGTAAACCCAAAAGCAGTTTCTTATGATAAGCGTAAAAATCAACGCATTATCAAAGAGGTAGATTTAATGGAGATTAGTCTCGTTACTTTTCCGATGAACCCAAAAGCTACAGTTCGTCAGGTAAAGGGAGATGAAATCTCTATTAGAGAATGGGAGAATGGAATGCGTGATGCTTTCAATTTATCTCGTTCAGAATCCAAGATTGCAGCAAAAGCTGTCAATCAAGCGTTTTGTCAGCGAGATGTTGATGCTAATGCTGAAATGGTAGACGCCATTAAACAATTAACATTAACCATTAACCAACTCTAAGGAGCAATTATGTCTGAAGATATAAAAAATGCTATTCAAGAAATGGGTCATACTTTTGAAGAATTCAAAAAGGCTAATGACGAAAGGCTTGAAAGCATAGAAAAAGGGCAAGATGTTGATACTTTGGTTGACTCAAAACTATCAGTTATTGAAGAAAAACTGAATGGTCTTGAAGATATAAACCAAGAAATCACTCTAGCCAAACAGACACAAGATGACATCAAAGGGCAGGTTGAGCAACTAGAAACAGTCATGAAAAGACCTACTTCTGGTTACGAAGCCAAGCAAATTGACGATTCATGTGCTGCTTTTGAATCTTATTGCAGAAAGGGACTAGAAGGTCTTGATGATGCAGAGAAAAAAGCATTAACAGTCAGCAATGACTCAACAGGTGGATATTTAGCACCGCCTGAATATGTGAGAGAGTTACTAAAAACAGTAACAGAAATCTCGCCTATTCGTTCAATCGCTAGAGTAAGAAGCACTGGACAAAGATCAATCCAAGTGCCTAAGAGATCATCTCAATTCTCTGCCTCATGGGTAGCAGAAGCAGGAACTAGGTCTGAAACCACAGGTTACAATGTGGCTTTAGAAGAACTACCTGCACACGAGTTGTATGCCTTAGTAGATATTTCTGAGCAAAACTTAGAAGATACTGTCTTTGATCTAGAATCTGAAATGCAATCAGAGTTCGCAGAGCAATTTGCGAAAGCTGAAGGAACTGCATTCGTTAGCGGTAACGCAGTTGGTAAGCCTGAAGGTTTATTAACTAATGGCGATGTTAGTGAATCTAATTCAGGTCATGCTAGTACATTACTAGCTGATGGTCTGATTACATTAGTTCACAGCATTAAATCTGACTACAGCAGAAATGGTACTTTTGTATTTAACAGAAGCACTCTTTCAGCTATCAGAAAGCTAAAAGATACTGCAGGACAATATGTGTTCCAAGCAGGTATGTCTCTACAAGCAGGTGTTCCTAATACTATATTAGGTTTCCCTTACATAGAAGCAACTGATATGCCAGATGTAGCAGCTAATGCTTATCCAGTGCTATTCGGTGACTTCAGAAGGGCATACATGATTGTAGACAGGGTGGCATTAGCCGTTACGAGAGACCCATTCACACAAGCCACTTCAGGTAATGTTAGATACATTGCTAGAAGAAGGGTTGGTGGACAGGTAGTTCAGGCTGAAGCTGTTGTTAAACAAAAAGTATCTGCGTAAGCAAGGAGTAAATTATGAAAGACTTATCTAATAATATAAGCCCTGCTGTTTCCCTTATCAATGCGGTGAAAACTGCTGCAGGTAATGGTACTGGCGTTGACCTACAAGGCTACGAAGGTGCAACTGTATTAGTTGATGTTGGAGCAGAAGGAGACACTCTTTCTAGTTCTGTTTATTTTGAGGTTTCTTTAGAACACTCAGATGATGACTCAACTTATACTGATTGTGCTCAAGCTGATATAGTAGATGGAACAATCTCCGCAGGGGGAATCTTCCTAAAACTTGATGGAACTGCTAATGGGAATCCTGATTCCGCAGGCGGTATCTTCAGAGTTGGCTATGCAGGCAACAAGAGATACGTAAGAGTTGTACTGGCTAAGACTGGAACTCATTCTAACGGAACACCTTTGGGTGCTATGATCGTTAGAAGTAGTGCTAGACATAGTACAGACAACGCTTTCACAGCACATGACGCTTAATTAAGCATAAGATTGTGGGGGAGCAATCCCCCACTTCCTTTTAACTTGGAGATATAGATGGCTAATAAAAAATACAAAATGATAGTCCCAAAAGCAGGTGCAGCCAATAAAGATGGCACTGACACTATGCTTTATGCGGTAGGAGAAGTCTTTGAAGCAAAAGAAGATTTCCAAAAAGAATTAATGGAAGTATTCGTAGAAAACGGACACGCAATGGAAGTTAAGGTTGCAGGCGAAGCAGAAGAAACAGGTGAGCCAGTAAGAGCAAGGAATGATAAAGGTCAGTTGATAGGAGATGACCCTGATACACCTGATGTAAACGAAGCGTGGGAAGGCGGAGAAGCACCTAAGAAACCTGCCAAAAAGACTACGAAGAAGAAAACCACTAAGAAAAAATCTTAGTAACTTGTACCCTAGTTCACTTCTAGGTGTCAAAGACATTTGAAAGTGATATTATTAATTAAGCAGACGCTAAAGATGGTAGATACCATGCAAGTAAAAGGGAAACTATATGAGTGCAGGTTATCATCATTTTATAATAGAACAGGGGGCTACATTTGGTCAGGTTCTAACGCTTAAAGATTCAAGCGACACAGTAATCAATTTAACTGGCTATACGTCAGCAGAAATGGACTTGAGGGAGACTCCTGAGAGTTCTTCAGAAGTTCTAACACTAACAACAGCAAATAGCAGAATCACATTGGGTGGTGCTGCAGGCACAGTAACACTTAGCATAACAGCAGCCGATACAGCCAATTTAACGGCAGGAGAGGGCGTTTTTGACCTTGAGATTACAGATGGGTCATCAGGTGTATATCGCATCTTAGAAGGCACTTATGCAATTAGAAGGAACATAAGCAGATAATGGCTATATCAAAGGTATCAACGGCTAATACTAGCACCATAAATAAAGTAGTTGTTTCAGACACAGATGCAATAAGTGTAATAACAGTAGGAACGCAGGGTCTAGCAGGAGCAGCAACATTATTAGGAAGAACTACAGCAGAAGAAACAGTAGGCTCTAGTGATGCCAGTTCCACAATAATATATGACCACGCTAACGCAAGATGGTTAGCCACAACATCAGATAACGCTACCTCATTAAGCACTAAACTGGCAGGACTATTATTCACAGCAGGTGGGGCAACAGTTACAGGAATACTTGATGAAGATAACTTAGGTAGTGACAGCAACACTAAACTAGCCACACAACAAAGTATCAAGGCATACGTTGATGCACAGGTAACAGCACAAGACCTAGACTTTCAAGGTGATTCAGGTGGTGCTTTATCCATTGATTTAGATTCAGAAGCATTTACCTTCACAGGCGGTACAGGAATAGATACATCTGGTAGTGGTAATACAATGACCTTTGCCATAGATAGCACAGTTGCTACATTAACTGGCTCACAAACACTAACGAACAAAACATTAACCTCACCAGTATTCAATACAGCAGTTTCAGGTTCAGCAGTATTAGATGAAGATGATTTATCTTCTAACAGTGCAACCAAGATAGCTACACAGCAATCTATCAAAGCCTATGTAGATGCCCAAGTAACTGCCCAAGATTTAGATGCCACTACGGATAGTGGAACAATAGCAATAGATTTAGATAGTGAAACCCTAACGATAGCAGGTGGGGAAGGTATAGATACTTCAGCTACCTCTAATACGATAACCATAGCTGCAGAAGAAGCTACCAGTAGTAATAAAGGTGTGGCTTCATTTGATGGCACGGACTTTACTGTTTCTTCAGGGGCAGTAACAGTAAACGCAGAAAGGGTACAAGATATAGTAGGTGCTATGTTCTCAAGCAATACAGAAACAGGTATTGCAGCTACATACGAGGACGGAGATGGAACAGTTGACTTAGTTATAGGTTCAGGGGTTATAACTAATGCAATGTTGGCAGGCTCTATAGCTAATGCCAAATTAGCCAATTCATCAATCACAGTTTCAGATGGTAGTAATACCACAGATATATCATTAGGCGGAACAGTAACTTATGCTGCAGGAGAAGGCTTAGACGTAGCAGAATCAAGCGGAACAGTTACCTTTAGTGCCGAAGATGCAACTTCTAGTAATAAAGGGGTAGCTAGTTTTGATTCAACTGATTTCTCAGTAAGTTCAGGCGCAGTAACACTGGTAGTAGAAAGAATATCAGACATTGTTGGCTCTATGGTTACTTCCAATACGGAAAGTGGCATAACAGTCACCTATCAAGATGGAGATAACACCTTAGACTTTGACGTAGGTGATTTTGATATTGCCCTAACAGGAGATGTTACAGGCTCAGGAACAGTAACCAATCTAGGCAACGTATCTATATCTACCACAGTTGCAGCCAATTCAGTTGCACTAGGCACAGATACAACTGGTAACTACCTATTAGAAATAGCAGTAGGTGAAGGGTTAGACGTTTCACACACTCAAGGGGAAGGTAGTACAGCAACATTATCAGCAGAACTTGCTACAGAGACTAATGCAGGGGTAGCCACATTTGACGGAACTGATTTCACAGTATCTTCAGGTGATGTAACCATTAATGCTGAAAGAGTCCAAGACATAGTAGGAGCAATGGTAGGCTCTAACACAGAGTCAGGAATATCAGTTACTTACGAAGATGGAGATGGCACTTTAGATTTTAATGTTAATGACCCAACCATAACCATTGATGGTGATATAGATGGTAGTGCCACTATGACCAATCTTGGCAATACAACTATTTCTTTAACATTAGACACAGTAAATTCAAATGTAGGTTCTTTTGGTAGTTCAACAGCTATACCTGCTATAACAGTAAATGCTAAAGGTCTTGTAACTGCAGTCAGCACTAACAACATCTCAACAAGTTTTACATTAGCTGCTGATAGTGGCTCTAATGACACTTTTAACACTGGTGATACCTTAACCCTTAGTGGAACTTCAAATGAGGTAGAAACCACAGTATCTAACAATGAAATAACAATAGGACTACCTGATAACGTAACTATAGGTGGCAACCTTACAGTAACAGGTAATTACACAGTCAACGGAACTACCACTACAGTTAATACAGCTACGCTTGAAGTTGAAGACCCTTTAATCAAGTTAGCCAAAGCAAACAATTCTTCTGATTCATTAGATATAGGTATCTATGGACTATACGACACTTCAGGTTCACAAGACCTATATGCAGGTCTATTTAGAGATGCTAATGATAGTGGTAAATGGAAACTATTTAAAAGCCTTCAAGCAGAGCCTACTACCACAGTAAACACAAGTGGAACTGGTTATGCCAAAGCTATATTAGTAGCGGACATAGAGGGAGATGTAACAGGAGATGTAACAGGTGCTTTAACTGGTAATGCTTCAACAGCAACGGCTCTAGCATCAGCTAGAACAATACACGGAGTAAGTTTTGATGGTAGTGCAAATATAGACCTATCAGAA